CTAGACAAAAGTATGCTGAATGTTATAACCTTTTAAAACTATTAACAGAATGACAAAAAAAGAAATACAAAATCAATTAGATGAAATATACAATCATATTTTTACTAATTATGAAGAAAATAAATGTATTGATATTTTAAATTCAATAGATGAAATACAAAATAAAATAGATGATTTATGAAAGCAACGCAAGTACATTACGATAACGGAAAAGATTATGATATTATAGACGTATGTAACGATTACTCGCTTAACTTTAACAGGGGTAATATCTTAAAGTATATTGTTAGAGCAGGGAAAAAGAAAGACGAACTAGGGGACTTATTAAAAGCAAAAGATTATTTAGAACGAGAAATAAAAATTTTAAGAAATGAGTAGAAACTATTTAAAAATATCAGAACGTATTGTAGAAATGACAGGAATAGACATTTTTGATAATACTAGGAAACAGGAGTACGTTGAACTTAGGGCTTTAGCCTGTTACATATTTAGGGAAAAAATGAATATGCGGTGGATGAATATTGCAAGCTTTTTTAATTCAATGGGAAAAGCTATGGATCACGCAACTGCAATTCATTTAGTTAATATGTACCCAACTTATACAAAAGACAATCCTGAATTATTAGAAATAGAATCCTGCTTTGTTTTTGAAGATAATGAAAACTATGACGAAGTAGACAGGGTTGCATATTTAAAAAAGAAAAATGAAAAATTAAAAGAAAATGTCTTTAAGTTAAAAGCAGAGGTTAAAGAATTAAGAAAAAAACCTACATTTAATTTAAGGGATCAAAATATGCTAATGCTTTTTAAAGATATTCCTGATGATAAAATAAATGAAGTTGTGGAAAGAATAGACTTAATGAAAAAATCTTGGTCTTGGAAAACTAAAGATAAGTGTCAAGTAATAGAAAGCAGTACGTCTATGGACGGGATGCATTGGTAATAACTAAAATAAATAAATTATGATTGAAGCACTAGGTTGGATTTTTGTTGCAATAATTGTTGCAAAAGTAGGAAAGCGAATAGCAGAAAAATTGTTTCCCGAAGATTGGTAAACAAAGATTTGTATTTTCTAGCGTTATAATAGAAATATATTATTATGAAATTATTACGTTACGAAGTTAAAGTTGGATTTTTTAAAGGGATTTTGTTTGGTATCAGACACTATCCCTTTGATGATGTAGAAATATACGAAGAAGATATTGTTATTTACTTTGGAATATTTCAATTAGTAATTACTAAAATTTATAGAAAATAATTTTTTTGTACCTTAGAGGAAATTTAATATTATGATCAAAGCTAAAATACAAAAAGTAAAATTATCTGAAGTAAAAGAGAACAAGAAAAATCCAAGAACAATAAACAAGCATAAATTTAAAAAACTTGTCAATAGTATGAAGAATTTTCCTGAGATGTTGTCACTTAGACCAATAGTGGTTGATAAAGATAATATTATCTTAGGTGGTAATATGCGTTACAAGGCTTGTTTGGAACTAGGACTAAAACAAATTTACATTATAAAAGCTGATGATCTTACAAAAAAACAAGCAGAAGAATTTATTATAAAAGACAATGTAGGATTTGGTGAATGGGATTGGGATATTTTAGCAAATGCTTTTGACAATGTAGAATTAAAAGAATGGGGTTTAGATGTATGGCAACCCGAAGAAGAATTAGATAAAGATTCAGAGTATGTTCCTGAATATTCTCCTAGCACTGACGGAAAACAATTATCAGCAGAAGAATACGAGAAACGAAAAGAATTATTAAATTCTAAAGAATATCATACTGATAAAAACTTTATACCTTGTATTTGTCCAAATTGTTTCCACGAATTTAATGTAGAGAAACCATAATGGATTTAACATTAGCACAGGTAAAATCTACACTTTGGAAAACAAAATTTACATTTGCCAAAACAATGCCTAAGATTCCGCACGAATGGAGTCATAGAAAAGATTGGTATTCTGATGAATCATTTGAAAACATAGTAAAATATATCAGAGAAAACGGAGTAAAAGAAAAATTCTATAAAAAAGAATTTACATACTTATACGTTAATGGATATAAGTATTGGACAATGGGAAATCCAATTAAAACAACTATAATTTTAAATAGAGCAAAAGTAATTGAAGATAAAGACGACTTATAATATAAGACTAATTTGTAATGAATTAGTAGAGCAATCTAAAAAAGAGGGATTGCTTTTTTCTAAAGGAATATTGTTTTTTGTTTTACACGATAATGAAATTCCTGTTGCTTTTTTTGGTTTAAAAATTAATAACAAGACTGCTATAATTAAATGTGATTATGTTTCTAAAGATTACAGAGGGAACAGGCTTCTTTATAAAATGATTAAATACAGATTAGATTGGTTAAAGAAAAAAGTTCCTAGTGTAAGAAAAGTTTTTGCAAACACAACAGAAATGGCAACAAGTTCTCACATAAAATCAGGTGCTAAGATATTAAACCAATACAAAAATAAAATAACAAAAGTCGAATATGAAATTTTATAGTAATAATAATGTTTACGAAGAAGCAATAAAAAGAATAGAATTTTTCTTTGATGAGTTTGAAGAAGTAATTGTAGGTTTTTCAGGTGGAAAAGATAGCACAGTTACATTACATCTAGCATTAGAAGTTGCAGAAAAAAGAAACAGACTGCCGTTAAAAGTTTTATTTATTGATCAAGAAGCAGAATGGCAAGGCACAGTAGATTACGTTAAGAAAGTAATGTATGATAAAAGAGTAGATCCTTTATGGTTTCAAATGCCTATTGTAATAACAAACAATGCATCTACTGAACACAGATATTCTTATTGTTGGGATGAAAACAAAAAAGAAGAATGGCTACATCCTAAGGATCCAATCAGTATAAAAGAAAACAAATATAATTGCGAAAGGTTTCACGATTTATTTAAAGCAATATTACAAGTAGATTTTAAAGATAAAAAAACTTGTTATCTTGCAGGAGTTAGAACACAAGAAGCACCTAAGAGATTAATGTCTTTAACATCAGGATTAACTTATAAAGATATTACATACGGAAAGCAACTTACAAAAGCATTAGGGCATTATACATTCTACCCAATTTATGATTGGGAAATAAAAGATATTTGGAAATACATATATGACAACGACATTGAGTATTGCAAGATATATGACGAAATGTATAAGCACGGAGTTACGATTAATGATATGAGAATATCAAACCTACATCACGAAACATCAATTCAAGCATTATTGCTCGTGCAGGAAATAGAGCCTAAGACGTGGAATAAAATTTCATCTAGGGTTGCAGGTAGTAATTCGATAAAACACTTAAAAGGAGAAGCATTCAAATGCCCTAAAGAATTACCTACAATGTTTAAGAGTTGGAAAGAATACTTTATGCATTTAAAAGATAATCTTATAAAAGAAGAAAAGTATCAAATACAGATTATGAAACGAATTGATAATCTAAAAAAATATATGTTAAATCAAATTGTAGAAGATGATATTTATAGGACTGCAATTAAAACAATACTTTCAAGTGATTGGGATTTTACAAAGTTAATTAATTTTACAACAGGACATCAGTTTCAATCAATAAAACGATTTGTAAACAATACAATTACAGAAGACAATATTGAATATTGTAGAAAATATAATAAATACATAAAAGACTTAATATGATCAATCAATTAAAAAAGCACATAGAAGATAGTAACTTTACAGATGAACAGAAAATAGTTTTTTTTGAAGAAGTAAAAGAATTAATACATAATAATTCTCCTTTAAAAGAACAACCTGTAAACAGGATCAAGTGGGTAGATATAAATAAGGTTTCACCAAACGATTATAATCCTAATAGTGTTGCAAAAAAAGAAATGGGTCTTTTATACACCTCTATTCTACACGATGGATATACACAACCCGTTGTAACAATTTACGATGAGGTAAAAGACAAATACATTATAATTGACGGATTCCATAGATACTTTACTTGTAAAAGTAATAAAGACATATTAGATAGAAATCAGGGAAGATTACCAATCGTTGTTTTAAATAAAGATATTAATGACAGGATGGCAAGTACTGTTCGTCATAATAGAGCAAGAGGGATGCATAGTGTAACAGGGATGTCCTCAATGGTATTCAATATGTTAGAGAACGGGTGGGAAGATGTAGACATCTGTAATGAGTTGGGTATGTCTGTTGAAGAACTAATTAAACTAAAACATATTACAGGATTTTCTAAGTTATTTGAAGATAAAGAATATAGCAAATCTTGGCAAACAAAGAATCAAATCTTATTGAAAAAGAAATATAATGATGAACGAAAGTAGACACATAAAAAAGGAATCACTACTTAAAGCCTTAGAACAGAGTTTAGGAGTGGTTACAGTAGCTTGTAAAAAAGCAGACATACCTAGAAGCACATATTACAAATGGTTAAAGGAGGATAAAGATTTTGCAGTATCTGTACAGGAAATAGAGAACGTTGCTTTAGACTTTGCAGAAAGTCAATTACACAAACAGATTTCTGATAATTCAACTGCAGCTACAATATTTTATTTAAAGACAAAGGGAAAGAAAAGAGGATATGTTGAAAGGCAAGAGATAACCGGAGCAGACGGAATGCCAACTAATTTTCAGATTGAAATAATTAAGAATAGTGAAGATAAAGACTAATGTAGTTTTTGAGCATCTATTAGAAACAGATAAAAAAATATCAATAGAGCAGGGTGGAACTAGGTCGGGTAAGACTTATAACATCCTGTTGTATATTATATTTCACTATTCCCTTAAAAATACTAAAAAGACAATAACAATATGTAGGAAAACTTTTCCGTCAGTACGTGCATCTGTAATGAGGGATTTCTTTGACATATTAAAAATACATAATTGCTATTCAGAAGATAATCATAATAAGTCAAATCACGAATATCGATTAAATAATAATCTTATAGAATTTATTTCTTTAGATCAACCACAAAAGGTAAGAGGTAGAAAAAGAAACCTACTATTTATTAATGAAGCCAACGAACTTGACTATGAGGATTGGCAACAATTAATATTTAGGACAGACGAAAAAATAATTCTTGACTTTAATCCTTCGGATGAATACCATTGGATTTATGACAAGGTAATACCTAGAGAAGATGCCGATTTTAACATTACTACTTATTTGGATAATAGCTTCCTTAGTGATAGCATTAAAGAAGAAATTGAAAGACTAAGATATACAGACGAGCAGTATTGGAATATCTACGGACTTGGTATTAAGGGTGTAAGCAAGTCAACTATATTTAGATATGTTGAGGTAGATAGTATTCCATACGATGCAGAATTTATAAGCTATGGAGCAGATGCAGGATATACAAACGATCCAACCACTTTAGTAAGTGTATTCAGACAAGACTACAACCTCTACATTAAAGAACATCTTTATAGAACACAGATGACAACCTTAGATATTCATAATCATTGGAAACAAGAAGATATTGGCAGAGAAACAATTTACTTCGATAGTGCCGAGCCAAGATTGATCGAGGAACTACGTAGGATGGGATGGAACGTCAGACCAAGTTTAAAAGGTGCTGATAGTGTAAACGCAGGAATAGATCTTTTAAAACGCTTTAAAATACATATCTTAAAGGATAGCCATAATGCAATACAAGAATTTAGAAACTACAAGTGGCAAGAAGATCGAAGCGGTAAGATGATTAATAAACCTATTGATAAGCATAACCATATAATCGATGCCTGTCGATATGCTACCTATTCTGTAATTAGCAAACCTAATTTCGGAAGATATACCATAAGCTAAAAATAATTAAATAAAAGTTATTAAACATTTTGTAGATAACTATATTTGTCGTAACTTTGAATATCGGCAATAAGGTCGAC